CTGGAACTGTTACAAGGCAGGCTGCTTCGTACATGGGGGCACTCGTACCTACCTGAGTGTGGATGACATACGAAACACTATGTGGGCGAGAGATGAAGCAGAGCCGGTCTGGAACTGTCCAAACTACATAGTGCACGGTCGGCATCGTGATGACCTTAAAAACTTTCTAAGTAAGTGGTCCTTACAGAACATGAGTCCATGTCCTATGTACGATGTTAAAGAAAACAGAATAGTCTTTCCAATATTTAAAGGCAGGGTGATGGTTGATGGAGCAGGTCGATCTCTAACTGGAAGGCTCCCCAAGTGGAAGAGGTATGGAGAGTCGGGATTGCCTTACATGTATGGGTCGAATAAAGTAGCTGTGATAGTGGAGGACGCGATCAGTGCGGCTGTGGTAGGATCAACGTGTAACTGCACAGGAGTAGCATTGCTAGGTACATCACTACAGAGTGCACACAAAAAACCTATAGCTGAGTACACAAAGTTAATTGTAGCCCTCGATCCTGATGCACTGCCTAAGACGTTAAGCATAGCACAGGAACTAAGGTCTATACATTCTACGGTGAGCGTGTTAAGATTAAAAGACGATTTGAAATACAGAAATCCGCGAGACATTCAAAACTTGGAGAACTTAATATGGAACTAGCTCTTGTACGATCCTTGATGGACAAGGAGTTCTATGATGATCATAGAGGGGCGAGGTGCCCCGACAGGTTATTCAGTAAGGACATTCGTAAGATTAAACACGCACTTGATGTGGCTATGGAGAAGTATGGTCGTACCGTCACGCCCGATGAGATAGAGGCATTGTTCATGTCGGGTAATCCATCTATGACTACGGCACAGAAGCTGGCGCATGGTGATCTGTTTCACAGAATAAAAAAGGAGAAACCTTTAGGTAAAGATGTAGCACAAGAGGTGTTGTCTAAACTGTTTCAGCAGGTGGTAGGAGAGGAGGTTGCCAATCTGGGTTTTGATTATGTGAATGGCTCACGTGCAACACTCGAACCATTACGTGAGTTGCTTGACAGGTACACAGATGATTTCATGCCTGACCTACACGTAGAGTGGGATGACATCAGCATTGATACACTGCTTGCACAGAACGATCTGGAAACACGTTGGAAGTTCAACATACCTTCACTGTGTAGAAGGGTCGAGGGTGTCAACGCAGGTCACTTGATCGAGATCGGTGCGCGTTCCAACGTAGGTAAGACATCCTTTCATGCAAGTATGGTAGCCTCACCTCAAGGTTTCGCTGCGCAAGGGGCAAGCTGTATGATACTATGTAACGAAGAGGGATCGCCTCGTGTGGGTGCACGTTATCTACAGGCTTGTACCGGCATGACACTTATGCAGATAAAGGAAAACCCCAAAGCTGCATGGGATAGGTACGGAAAGATTAGAAACAACATTTTTCTTAAAGTTGTAACGGGTAAGGACATGGGCTGGGTGGAGAGTGTATGTAAATCCTACAAGCCTGATGTTGTAGTGTTAGATATGGGTGATAAGTTCGCAACGACACAGGGCTTTGCTCGTACTGATGAGGCACTGAAAGCTAACGTTGTATATGCGAGACAGATCGCAAAGATGTATGACTGTGCTATGTTCTACATGTCACAGTTAAGTGCAGATGCAGAGGGTAAGGTACAACTGAACCAAGCTATGATGGAAGGCAGTCGAACAGGTAAGGCAGCGGAAGCTGACCTTATGATACTCATTGCAAAGAACCCACCTCTTGAGGGAGAGGATGAAGAAAGTTCGCAGCGACACTTGAACGTTGTGAAAAATAAACTATCTGGTTGGCATGGCATTGTGCATTGTGAACTGGACTACAGGACAGCAAGGTACTCTGCATGAATAAAAGAGCACTGCCTTCAGAGTTTACAATTAAAAAATCTGACATACATGGGCTGGGTCTGTTTGCTACTGAGGATTTAATTATGTTGTCTACTGTAGCTTCACATGTATATCATCCCCTTCTAGGATGGATACGTACAGCATTGGGTGCATTTATAAACCACAGTGAAACTCCAAACTGTGTAACAGCGGAGGATCAAGTCTACCTACGAACCGACACAGCGGTAGCCGCCTTTAATTTGCAGTGGGTTTTGCTTGGAACAAAAGATAACCTTGACAGAGGACCAGCAGTTAGAGTACGCTATTTACTTCCTCGTAGCCCCATACTAGCGGGAGACGAGATAACCCTGTACTACGGAGATAAAAATTACCATGACCTTTAGCGATGACACGTGGACAATACCCGACTTTCTACGGCGTAAACCAAAGAGAGGTAGACCAAGAAAGATTAAACAAAAAAAGGTACAGCCGGAAAACAAGTGGGATGAGTGGGACAAAGTAAAACAAGAGCGGTACGGAACACGCTACGATATAAAGCTAGCCAACGAAGCCCCACGTATAGGAAGTGGTTTGCGTATCGTGTACGTGAAAGAAGGCCGCAAGTGGGCACACATGACTTCCCACGCTGGTGATCCAGATATAAATGAACGCAAGGTTCGTAAGCGTCTTACCCTTAAGAGATGGCTGGACCTTAAGGCAAGTCACGAGAAGTATCTGGCTAGGCAAGAACGAGGAATGAAAAGATTAAGGAAGAAAGCAAATGAAACTAACGCTTGATATAGAACACACTGTCACTGACAGGAATGGTAAGACACACTTCGATCCTTTCGAGCCGAACAATGATCTCGTAATGATAGGAACACTGACCGACAAAGGAGAGGAAAAGTTATTCACCATCTACCACAACTCTGTTTATGGACAGTCTACAGAGGCGGAGGGTATGCGGCTAGTAAGCTTTGATGGTGCTGGTGTACAGGAGTTACTGAACAGAGCCACGATACTCATAGGACACAATATAGTACATGATCTTGTGTGGTTGTGGGAGAGTGGGTTTCAGTATGATGGTCCTGTCTTTGACACCATGCTTGCAGAGTATGTGTTACAACGTGGACAAAAGAAGCCCCTGTCATTGGAGGTATGTGCAGAACGCTATGATCTGGATACAAAGAAGCAGGATACTTTAAAAGAATATCTATCTAAGGGCGTGTCTGTTGCAGATATACCACACGAGGAACTATCCGCATATCTTAGTGCTGATCTTCATGCAACACAGGAACTATGTGATACGTTATACAAAAGATTAAGTACAGAGCCTGACTCTATGCTGATGGAGCCTGTTGTTTTATCTAATCGTGTGGCTGTATCGCTTGCTCGTATATATCAGCGAGGATTTAAGATCGACCAGCAAGCTCTAGATAGAGTTAAGGAGGAGTTTGAAATTGAGAAGGCAGAACTAGAAGAAGCTCTCGACACGCAGGTGACAGAGTTAATGGGGGATATGCCTGTCAATCTAAATTCTCCAGAGCAATTGTCGTGGGTGATTTATTCACGTAAGCCTAAAGATAAAAGAAAATGGGCAGACGAGTTCGTACAAGGCATGGTGAAGGTAGACTTCAACAGCATGGTCAGCAACCTGTCTGATAAAATGTACAAGGTAGATGCTGTTCAGTGTGGTTCCTGCTATGGCGCTGGCAAGGTACGTAAGATAAAGAAGGATGGCTCTCCCTTTGCACGGCTAACAAAATGTTCTATGTGCAATGGTGTGGGGTACTTGTTTAGGCCAACAAAAGAGTTAGCTGGGCTGAAGTTTTCTGCACCCAATGTTAACTGGGTAAATGCAAATGGGTTTACCACAAGCAAGTCTAACCTTGAAATGCTAGAGCACATAGCGTTGGGCAGAAACATGATTGATGCTGCTAGATTTCTTAAGAACGTGCGTAGGTTAAGTGCTCTCGATACGTATCTATCCTCCTTTGTGGACGGCATAAAGTCTTTCACCAAAGAAGATGGTATGCTGCACGTGCAGCTAACACAGCACATGACATCTACAGGCAGGTTCAGTGGCCGCAACCCCAACATGCAGAACATGCCACGTGGAGGAACCTTTCCTATCAAGCGTGTGTTTGTATCTCGCTTTGATGGAGGTAGAATACTTGAGGCTGACTTTGCACAGCTAGAGTTTAGAACAGCAGCGTTTCTTTCGCAGGATAAAGTTGCTATGCAAGAAGTGTCTGAAGGCTTTGATGTGCACAGCTACACCGCCAAAGTTATATCGGATGCTGGCCTTCCCATCACTCGACAGGAAGCAAAGGCACACACGTTTGCGCCTTTATATGGAGCTACAGGCTATGGCAGGGGAGAGAGTGTGGCTGCTTATTACAAACACTTTGTGAGCAAGTACAAAGGTATCTCGGAGTGGCACTCACGGCTCGCTACAGAGG